ACCACGACAAAGATAAATGTACCAACCAAAGACGAGAAAGAAAAACACAGTGCGAAGTTGGCACAACAAGTAGCAGAGTATCTAGCCAAAGGAGGTACGATAACTAGATGCCCTGATCGTGCGTTTACAAAAACCGAAGGCCCGAAGAAACGGTTCGACGGCGGACGGAACGATTCCTTAACCGACCCAACCAACCGAGATGTGGGGGCGTACCGCCCTACAATAAAGGAAACATAAATGTACGAATATGAATGCAAGATTTCGCGTGTTGTTGATGGAGATACAGTCGATGTTGATATTGATCTTGGCTTTGGTACTTGGCGTTGTGCTGAGCGCATACGTCTTTATGGTGTGGATACTCCCGAGTGCCGCACGCGAGATAAACAGGAAAAAGCTGCCGGACTCTTGGCAAAGGAGTTTGTCGAAGACGCGCTGCACGTCGGAGGAACCTATAAGCTCCAGACCCGTGAGAAAGGTAAGTTTGGAAGATTCTTGGGAGTAATATTTATTACCAAAAAGACTTCAATCAACGCCGCGCTAATTAGTGAGAACCTTGCTGTTGCGTACCACGGACAAAGCAAAGAAGCGGTGCAAGACGAACACGCAGCGAACTATGAAATTCTAAAAGAAAAAGGGTTGCTATAACGTGAATATAATAACGGTAGACTTCGAGACTTATTATGATAAACAATTTTCTCTAACTAAGTTAACGACCGAGCATTACGTACGCAGTTCTGAGTTCGAGGTTATAGGACTAGCGGTCAAGGTAAACAACGGTGAAACAGATTGGATAAGCGGGTCATTCGATGCGGTTAAAAAATACTTACACGCTAACTACGATTGGGAGAACTCTGCTGTACTTGCTCATAATACTTTGTTTGATGGCTCTATTCTTAGTTGGCTGTTTGATATTCACCCTAAGCTATGGCTTGACACGTTGTGTATGGGACGTGCGTTACACGGTACGGAAGTTGGCGGCTCGCTTAAGTACTTAGCTGACATGTATGAGATTGGCGAGAAGGGTAACGAAGTAGGGAACGCTATAGGCAAGCACCGCGCAGATTTTACTGAAGACGAACTCGAACGGTACGGGGACTATTGCATACAAGACGTTGAGCTTACCTACCAGTTGTTCGAGATATTCTTAAAAGTATTCCCGAAGAAAGAACTAAAAGTAATAGACATGACTCTGCGCATGTTTATCGACCCTGCCTTAGAGTTAGATGTAGGCAAGCTAGAAGATCACTTAGACACGCTGCAAGAACAGAAAGACAAGCTACTGGAAGAGTGTGGCATCGAGAAAGAAGAGCTGATGTCTAATCCGAAGTTTGCTAAAGCACTTGAGTCGCTGGGCGTTGTGCCACCAATGAAAACGAGTTTACGTACAGGCAAGGAAGCGTTTGCTTTTGCCAAGAGTGACGAGGCGTTTAAGGCACTACAGGAACATGAGGACACACGAGTGCAAGCCCTAGTAGCTGCACGAATAGGTTTGAAGAGCACACTAGAAGAGACACGCACTGAGCGGTTCATTGGTATAGGGATACGCGGGACGATGCCCGTACCGATTCGGTACTACGCTGCGCATACAGGCAGGTGGGGCGGTTCCGACAAGATAAACCTACAAAACTTACCATCACGCGGACCAAATGCCAAGGTATTGAAATCATGTATTTGCGCCCCTGAAGGCTACACCTTGATCGAAGCTGACTCTGCGCAGATAGAGGCCCGGGTCTTAGCTTGGTTAGCAGGACAAGTTGACCTAGTTAGATCGTTTGAGAACGGTGAAGACGTATACAAAAAGATGGCAGCTACTATCTACAACAAAAAGGTAGACGAGATAGACGGCTCGCAACGGTTCATTGGCAAGACCACGATCCTAGGCGCGGGTTATGGCATGGGTGCGGTTAAGTTCCGCGATCAGCTAAAGGGTATGGGCGTCGAGGTAGAGGAAGAAGAATGTAAGCGCATCATACGTGTCTACCGTAGTGCTAACGCTAGTATCTCTCAGTTGTGGCGTGACGCACAGAACGGTCTAATGGGCATGTACCAAGGTGAACGGTATGGTGTAGGTAAGGCCGGGGTGTTAAAGGTGTTACCAGAAGTTAATGGTATACGCCTGCCCTCCGGACTCATCATGCGGTACGAAGACTTGAAGGCCGAAGAAGGGGAGATGGGTTTACAGTTTTCGTACAAGACGCGCAGGGGTAGGGTAAACATTTACGGCGGTAAGGTTATAGAGAATGTCTGCCAAGGCATCGCCCGCTGTGTAATGTCGGACCAAATGCTAATGATTTCAAAGAAGTATCCTATACTTCTTACTGTCCATGACTCTGTGGTATGCTGTGTTTCAGATAGCGAAGTTGACGAGGCTGCGGCCTATGTTGACTCATGTATGCGACACACCCCCGATTGGGCACAGGGCCTTCCGGTGCGTGGTGACGTGGAGATCGGAAAAAACTATGGAGAATGTACCGCATGGGTAAACCCACATGGTCATTTAGCAGCATAAAGACGTTCGACCAATGCCCCAAGAAGTATTACCACACCAAAGTACTGAAGGATTACAAAGAAGACTTTAACACCGAAGCCATACTGTACGGCAACGAGTTTCACGAAGCTGCTGAGCACTACGTACGAGGTGATGTCGAAGAGTTAGACCCAAGGTTTGACTACGCGCTAACTGCGCTAGATAAACTAAAGAACATGAAAGGCGAAAAGCTCTGCGAGTTTAAGATGGGGCTTACCGAGAACCTTGAACCATGCGGATTCTTTGATGACAACGTATGGTTTAGGGGCGTTTCCGACCTTACGATACTAGATAGAGAAGCCGGTGTAGCTAAGATATTCGACTACAAGACCGGTAAGTCTGCGAAGTACGCGGACAAGGGACAGCTTGAGTTGATGGCGTTAGCTACGTTCAAGCATTTTCCCGAGATAAAAATAGTAAAGAGTGGTCTGCTATTCGTGGTGTGTAACGCGTTTATCAAAGAGACGTACACTATTGAGAACGAACCGGACTTATGGAAGAAGTGGCTTGGCGAGTACGGCAAGTTAGAGAAAGCGTTTGAAGTAGATACTTGGAATGCTAAACCCACAGGGCTTTGCCGCGCATGGTGCGTAGTACTAGAGTGCCCACATAACGGTAAGAGGTGACACGATGCCGTACAAGAATCCAAAAGATAGACCTAAGCAGAAGAACAAGCCTGTAGGTAGTCCCGAGTTCGAGGCTAGGATGGAACGCCAACGGGCTAGGCGTAAGATGGACAAAGAAGGTAAGGACGCGAACAAGAACGGCAAAGCCGACAAACGCGAAGGCAAAGACGTTAGCCACAAGAAAGCTCTAAGCAAAGGTGGTAGTAACAAGGACGGCGTGACTGTAGAGAGCCGCAGTAAGAACCGCGCACGCAACTATAAGAAGAAAACTAAAAAATAAGCATAGGTGAGGATGATGATAAAACCAGAGCATGAGGTAACACAGATAACAAATGAGTTTCCGGCTAACGTATATGATGCAGATTACATAGCCGAAAAAACTGGGGTAGGTGTTGAGCGCCTTATAGAATTAGCTGAAACAGGGTACATACCCCACTATAAAATAGACGGTAACACCTTACGTTTTAAGATAACTGAAGTTAAAAAGTGGCTAGCTGTGAACCTAGTACACCGAACTGAGGGGAGACCCCTAGAAAACGCGATACGTATAGTGTACGAAGCACCGCCACCAACCGAAAAACCACCGACAAGTATATCTAATTTATCCGCACTACAGCAGATACCTGTGTATGGCTATCAACCGGGGGTTTATTTTTTATGTAAAGAAAATACTGTGATGTATGTAGGGCAAAGTGTAACCCCACACAGCAGAGTGGGAACACATAAAAGCGGAGGCGTAAAAGATTTTGACCGAGTGTATATTTTACCGGTACCAAAATACGAACTAGATGGCGTAGAGTCTGCCTTTATAGAATGCCTTGACCCACCACAGCAAGGCCGACACCATGCAACTGGTAAATGTATAAAGCCGGTGAGCAATGAAATCTTTAGCGAAGTAGTAACAAGGTATACAAATGCAGATAATTGATAACAGGGGCTTGCTCCTGCGGCTTCGCAATCCTGCGAAGATTACAACAGCAATACCGACAAGTAAGACTATAAGCGACACCGAAGTGCTAGTTAAGTGGGGTGTAGACGAAGCGCGCGTACTTAGAAACTTAAACGTAAAGGACGTGCCCTCACCTATTATGGGTATGTACGACTGGCCCGGTCGGTATAAACCTTTTGAGCATCAAAAAACTACCGCGTCTTTTATGACTATGAACCGCCGAGCCTTTTGCTTTAACGAGCAGGGTACGGGTAAAACAGCTTCTGCTATCTGGGCTGCCGATTTCTTAATGACACAGAAGCTAGTGAAACGTGTCCTGATTGTATGCCCCTTGTCCATTATGGACTCTGCGTGGCGTGCGGACTTGTTTAACTTTGCTATGCACCGCACAGTGGATATCGCACATGGGAATAAAAATAAACGTCGTGAGATAATCAACGGTGATGCTGAGTTCGTCATCATTAACTACGACGGTGTAGAGATAGTACGAGACGAAGTAGCTGAAGGTGGGTTTGATCTTATTATTGTGGACGAGGCAACCCACTACAAAAACGCACAGTCTAAAAGATGGAAGGTGCTAGCTAGTGTGTTAAAACCAGAGACATGGCTGTGGTTGATGACTGGTACTCCTGCCGCACAGTCACCCGTGGATGCGTATGGGCTAGCCAAACTTGTTAATCCTAAAGAAGTGCCTAGGTTTTTCGGGGCGTTCCGCGAGTTGGTAATGCACAAGGTGACGCAGTTTAAGTGGGCACCGAAACCCAACGCCACCGATATCGTGTTCAATGCGCTACAACCTGCAATACGTTTCACTAAAGAACAGTGCCTAGACTTGCCAGACATGACCTATGTTAAACGCGAGGTGGCATTAACCGCACAACAGAAGAAATACTACGACCTCTTGCGCAAACAAATGATGGCTATTGCGGACGGGGAACAAATAACTGCGGCTAACGCAGCGGTCAACATGAACAAGCTGTTACAGATAGCATGTGGCGCGGTCTATACGGATACTGGCGAGACAATAGAGTTTGATGTTAAGAACCGATACAAAGTCCTACGTGAAGTAATAGACGAGTCGAGCCAAAAGGTACTTATCTTTGTACCGTTCAAACATGTTATAGGAATACTGCAAGATAAACTGACTAAAGATGGTATAACAAATGCGGTTATAAACGGCGATGTGTCTGCGCAAAAACGTACGGCTATCTTCAAAGAGTTTCAAGAAACTAACGACCCCCGAGTACTTATTATACAACCGCAAGCTGCTGCGCATGGCGTGACTCTTACTGCGGCGAATACAATCGTATGGTGGGGGCCAACCTCTTCGCTAGAAACTTACGCCCAAGCTAACGCGCGCGTACACAGATCGGGTCAAAAGCATCCATGTACCGTAGTTCAGTTAGAAGGCTCTATGGTGGAAAGACATATATACAAGATGCTAGATCAACGAATTAACGTACATACAAAAATAATAGATTTATACCAAGATATACTTGAACTATAAGCTAAACTGCACTATATTACATAAAACATAACTATAGATGGAGTATGATGACATGACAGACGCTGTTGTGACGGACCTTGACCGCCTCGTTTCGGTGTACGTAAAGATTCGAGATAAGAAGGCAGAGCTAGCTACTGAATTTACTGCCAAAGAAAAAGAGCTTAACGCTAAATTGGATACGCTTAAGACGGCGTTACTAGAACATTGCAAGGCTACTGGAACCGAATCTGTTAAGACCGCTTCTGGTACGTTCTGGCGCACCCAGAAGAAACGTTTTTGGACTAGCGATTGGGAAGCAATGAATAAGTTTATCGTAGAAAACGAAGTGGTAGACCTATTGGAGAAACGAATTAGCCAAGGTAATATGCGGCAGTTTCTTGAAGAGAACCCTAACCTGCATCCCCCCGGATTAAACGCAGACAACGAGTACACCATAACCGTACGGAGAAAAAAATGACTGGCTTAGAAAATTATGTCCCCGTGGAAGAAGTTGCAGAGCATCTTTCTGTAAAGGTGAGCACGATTCGACAGTGGGTAAACAAGGGTTTGATACCAAAAAATACCTACATAAAAGTGGGCTACACCTACCGCTTTAGTATTCCGGCTGTAGTTGAAGCGTTAAAACAAGAAGCTCCCGAAGAAAGTTCTGGTCAAATTACAGAACAGCTAGAGCTAGCGTTCGACGCGGACGAAGACGTATGACCGGTGGCCCGAGTGACGTAGACCCCTTTGAAGCCTTACTTGCTGAACTTAAGCCTGAAGTTATTGCGCCTAAAGTTGTTGAGCCTACGGCAGATGTTGCAGTTCTCGACCCAGAAGAAACGTCTACAATACTGCGTTTGAGTATTCGTGAAAGTTTGTTTCGTGTGACGGGGGAGGCAACAGTAGAGCTAGGAGACGACCCTCTTAAGATTGTTATCCTAAAAGCTGCGCCTTTATCACGTATGTATTACTCAGAAGCTTATACGGACGGGCAGAGTAAAGCACCTACGTGTTGGTCTACGGATGCAGGAGGGGGCCGCCCCGCTATACAAGTGCCAGTAGATAGTAGACAGGCGTCTGCGTGCTTAAATTGCCCCCAAGATATTAGGGGTTCGGGTAACGGTTCTTCCAAAGCGTGTAGGTATCAGCAACGTCTTGCTGTAATGCTAGCCGACAAAGATGGAGTTCTACAGCCCAACCAAGTTTGCCAACTATCTCTACCTGCAACAAGTGTGTTCGCTAAAGATAATAAAAAGAAGGGCCTACAGACGTACGCGAAGCTAATTGAAGATCAAGGCGCATTACTGTCCATGATCCTGACAGAATTAAGTTTCGATAAAGATAGCAGTACGCCTAAGCTGTGCTTTAGACCTTCCCGAGTGTTAACTGACGCCGAAACTGAAGTAGTGAGAGATGTACAGAAAGACCCCAAGACTAAAAGATTGATTACTTTTAGCCCAAAGCCCTACGTAGACGATGGCCCTAGCATGGACAACGTATTCAGTACCGTAAAAGGCGATGGGGTGTACGTAAGAAGTTTGTAGTAACCGTAGTACCTGAACCATAACTTAGCCTTTACCGGCTAATGCTATTTTAAAAACCTTAAAGAGAGTGCAGATATGTCTAAACCAACTTACATGTTAAACAATGTAGAAGCCCTTTACCCAAAGCTAGATCAGCCCTATCACTTTGATAGGCAGGGTGGAAAGAACAAGCAGGGGGCGAGTGTTCCATGCTTGGCTACTGCTCAAGGGGCTACGTACCAAGTCAATTTTAAAATGACATCGGCCCAAGCTAAAGACCTTTTTACCGCTATGTCTGAAGCTTATAACGAAAGCAAAGAAGACTCATGGCCTGCGTTAACGATGCCTTTTACAAAGACTGATGACAAAATGTTTGTGGGTAAAGCTAAGTTACCTGCTTCGTTCGACGGCAGACCAACGAACCCACCTAAGCATTACGACGCTAACAACACTCCGTTAGATAGCGATTTCCAGCTTACTTCAGGCAGCACTGTAAACGTGTTTGTGGAATTAGTTTCTTATAACGGAAGTATGGGTAATGGTGTATCTTTACGCTTGCGTGCAATACAAGTTATAAAGTACAAAGAGTACTCTGCGGCTTCGCCTTTTGAAACTCAAGAAGGGTTTACCCAAAGCGGCTTTGCCGCTAGTACAGAAAGTCTCGATGCCGTGTTCGACACCGATGCAAAGCCTGTAGAAGAAGAGGTCGTCGAAGAACCTAAAGTTAAAGTTTCTAAAAAGAAACAAGACGCTCCCAAACCCGATGTTGACCTAGCCTCTTTGCTAGATGAGTTTGATGACTAATAATAAGCGGGTGCCTTCGGGCACCTGTAACTCTCTTTGATTTGGATTAAATAATGATGACAGACACCAAACAGTTCTTAAGTACGGTGTTGAGTGATGAGGGGTTTTACCACGTAGCGGGAATTGCAAAGAACAAACCTATAAAAGAAAAGTTCTACGATTCGTTAGACGCTGCTATTGAGACTGCAAATAATTTTGACGAAGAAGGGCGCGATTCTTATTTTGCATTAGGTGTGTTTTTGGATGCAAATGAGGGCCGTACTGCGCAAAACGTGCGCGGGCTTAAAGCACTGTTTCTCGATTTAGATTGTGGCGAAGGTAAACCTTACAGCACGCAACAAGATGCACTTATTGCATTAAAAACTTGGTACAAGAAGTACGGTATATCTCGTCCCACTGTGGTGAACTCAGGGCGTGGACTTCATGTGTACTGGTCATTAGACCGATCTTATACGCGCGAAGAGTGGTTACCTACTGCTAGAGGCTTAAAGGCTACGTGTTTACAGGACGGGTTGCATATTGACGCCGTTGTAACTGCGGACGCAGCTAGGCTACTGCGCGTACCTAATACACGTAACTTTAAAGACTCTCCACCAAAAGACACTAATATAATTGTTTTAGGTAAGCCGGTGGTTTTAGAAGAGTTTGCGGCTAAGTTGCCCGCAACCTTGATACCAGTACTCTCTCCTAGAGAATACTCCAGTGCCGATAAGGCCGACATGGACAACGCAAAAGGCGGGGAGAACAAGTACACCTACAAGTTTGCTAACCTACTAACGAAGACGGCCCAAGGTAAAGGTTGTGCGCATATAGAAAAGGCTGTACGTAGAGCAGACGAGCTTACCTACCCAGAGTGGACTCATGCTCTTTCTATAGCGAAGCGGTGCGACACAGACGGTGTGGTAAAGCAACCTGCAATACATTTAATATCAAAGGGGTACAGCGAGTACAGCCCCGAGGAAACTGAAAAGACAGCGGCGTCTATTTACTACCCGCACCTATGCACTACTTTCGACAATGACTGTCCCGGTCTATGTGAAGGATGCCCAAACAACGGCAAGATAAAAAGCCCTATCACGCTATGCCGAGAACTTAAGCTAGCCGAAAGTAGTGAAGTAGAAGTACGCGGCTACGACGAACCAGAAGAAATTGTTAGCGCACCTAGTAATGCCGACAACGGTGATATGCCGCCAAGCAAACCTAAGAAAGAATCTGTACTAGAAAAGATTAAGATACCGGAATACCCGCCGGGGTATGCACGCCCAGAAGGTGGTGGGGTAGCAAGAATATCACACGACAAAGACGGTAACCGTGAAGAAAAGGTTCTATGTCCTGACAACTTGTATGTGAAGAAGCGGATGATAGACATAGACGGCCCGTGCTACGAGATAGGCCATACGAGTGATTTTGAAGGCGAACGTACGTTTGTAGCGTCTCAGAAAGAACTAATGTCTACCGAAACTTTTCGGGGCACGATGAACTCTAATGATGTGTTAGTAATGCCCAGTACGCAGAAGGACCTTATGGAATATATAGCTGCTTGGATTACTAAACTTAAACCCGAAGGGCCGCCTATTAAAGTTAAGTCCCAGTTTGGTTGGACGGAAAACGAAAAGTCCTTTGTGATCGGGGATCAAGAAATATTTGCTAATCGTATAGAACACAACCCCGCAGGGTCACGCACTGCCCAGTATATGTCCACGTTCGGCAGGAAAGGCACGCTAGAGAAGTGGAAAGAGTCAGCTAAGTTTTACGGGCAAAAGGGGTTTGAACAGCACCAATACATGTTTGGGTTGTCGTTTGGTTCTCCGCTGATGGAGTTCATGTCGGGTATATCAGGCTGTATCTATAACCTTAACAGTCCCGAGACAGGTATAGGTAAAACCACAGGTATGTGGGGTGGCGCGTCGGTGTGGGGCAACCATAAGAAAATAGTGTTGATAGGTAAAGACACAGCTAACTCGGCTTGGAACCGTGCCGAAGTAGTAAAAAATATGCCTCTGTACATTGATGAGGTGTCTAACTTTAAGCCCGAACCTGCTAGTGATTTCTGTTACTCCATTAGTGACGGTATGCAAAGAAACCGTATGAGTGGCAAGGGCGAGAACGCCGAGCGGTACAGGGGAGAACCTTGGTCATTAAACAGCGGCACTAGTGGTAACAGCAGTTTAACCGACACAGCGGGGGAGTATCGGTCGTCGCCAAAAGGCGAAGCAGCGCGAGTAGTCAGTTATCACGCTACAAAACTACTGAACGGACCCAAAGATACGCTACGAGCAAATGACTTAAACGACCAGTTGGCCGAAAACTACGGCCATGCAGGACCGATATTCATGCAACACGTTATGCGAAACAAGGCTTCGGTTAAAAAACTTGTTCTCGATACCCGCTCCGATCTTGTTGTTAAGTTAAGCGCCGAAGCCCACGAGCGGTTCTGGATAGCACAGGGAGCTACTGTGTACGCAGGATGTGTTGTAGCTAAAGAAATAGGTCTTATAGACTGGGACTTAGACAATCTGTGGAAGTGGATAGTTGATCTTATACGTAACCAAAGAGCAGACCTTAAAGAGATGGATTTGGATATACACGACCTGATCTCGCAATTCTACATGGACAACGCCCGCTCTATACTACGTATTACTAGCTCTGCGGATGCTAGAGACCCAGAACTACAAAACATAATTAGGCCAGACATGCAGGACATGCCTAACTTTAGATTTGTAGCGCGTCACGAGACGGACATAGGGAAACTGTTTATACGCTTACCCCCGTTCAAGAAATGGCTAGCAGATCGTAAGTATGTTGAAACCCAGATCAAAGGTTTAATCTTTGAGCACATGGACGGTAAGTACTCTAAAAAGAAGATGGGTAAGGGCACTAAGATGGACATAGGCACGACGCATGTAATCGAATGTACGTTAAACCTAGACCCTGTAGCGCAAGCAGAAGGCGCTGATGCGGCTGAAGAGTAGTGACATATCCCCTGATGGGGTGCGCATAGTCATAGATTGGGACGCATTTGTAGTCGGTACGTCGGTCTTTATACCTTGCATAAACACGAAACAGGCCATGCGCGACATAACGGCTGCTAGTGGTATAGCGTATAAAGATTTAGTAAAACGAGTTTGTGTTGATAAGGGGCGGTACGGTGTTAGAGTCTGGCGTAGCCGTTAATAACTGTATGGACTTGTATGGAGTTGTATGGAGCTTGCTGGTACTATAGTAGCTCATCATTCTCCCTAGTCATAGAGAGTTTAGCCCCCACTAGTTGGGGGCTTTTTTTATCCCATATCTTCTATGTCTTGCAGTCGTCGCTGGATGATACGTTGCGCGGCGCGTTTAGTTGCAGTTATACCTCCAAGCCGTCTGGCGGTTTCGTCTGTAACACGCTGCTGTCTTATAGACCGACGTACGGTATCGCCCTTTATAGCTACATACGGATTACGCTGAGAAAATTCTACCATCTCTTGTAGTAACTCGTTGGCAGTATCGGTGTCGCCTTCTGTTATAGCCTGATAGTAATCACGCATTAGGCCAGTACGTTTCGAGTTAAGCCTTCGATCCAAGCCTTTGTCTCTGGCGTTAATCTCTAGTTGTTTTGTGTAGCCCGCAGGAGCGAGACCCATAGCTTGTGCCACTACGTTCCACGCGTTTATATCTTCCATTATAGGATCGCCACGCAGTGTAGTAGCGCCTTCAGTACCGTAGCGTAGCGCTTTCATACCGTTGGATAACGCAGACGGTAACATTCTTTCTACACCACGACTCACCTCACCTTCGGTTATTAAGTCGTAACCATCCTCCATACGGCTAGCAATACCAACTACAGGGCCGCCTATAACTTCCATAATTTGTAGTATAAGGCTTTCCTGCTCGCGGTTAGGTAGTGAGCGGTACACTAAGTTAGTCATACCAATACGCGGTGCTACGTCCACATCAAACACAGCGTTAATCGCACCAGAATACATACCCTCACCAAAATAGCTCGCCGCGATGCTATCGAAGTCCTCGTCCTCA